GCCACCAACCTGAGGGTGGTCGCCATGTCGTCGTACTTCTTCTTCCACGTCGAGGCCGTAATCGTCATCCTTGTGAGCGCCCTGTGCGGGACTCTGGGTCTTTTCGATGGGGCCTTCTGGTTTCTTCTCTGCCATGTGTTCTCCTTAGCTCATCTGTCCGACGCTCTGTACCCCGCCACCCTGAGCTTCCATCTGGGCGAGCACGGTCTGAACTGCAGGGGGAGGTCCGGTCGGGGCACCCTCTGGGCCACCCGGCCCGCCAGCCATCTGCTGCTCCTCGGGGGACATCTCCGGTTCCTGTGGGGTGAAGAGCTTCTTCAGTGTCTTGGCTGCGTCTGCAGGCTTGTCCAGAATCTCGGTGAGGGCCATGGCCGCAGCAGGGTCACGTTCGGCAAATCTCTGGCCGAGACCCTGCAGCATTTGTTCCTTGGCCATGTCCTGATCTATGCGTTCGTTGATGAGGCTCACGTTCTCGAATCCATCCATGTTCTCCTGCATCGTGCGTCTGTCCATGATGCGGGCTTGGACGAGCTGAAGGCCCGCAATGATCTTGCTGTTTTCATCGAACGTCGCCATTGCGCCATAGATGCGCTGCGTCCGATAGTCCTTGTCGATGTCTTTCTCTGGAACATAGGTCTCCTCGAACTGGGTGCCTCCCTCGAACCAGAAGACTTTCTTCTCGGTCTTGGGGTAGCACGCCTCTTCCCACTCAAGGCGCTTGCGGTCCACCAGCTCCATCGAGGTGCGGATGGCCGTCTGGTATTCCTTTACGTTCGAGTCTGCCGCCGAACCCAACTCACGAATGCCTTGACCTGTGGCGAATGAGTTTGGGGACTGCCCGTCTTGAGCAACGTCATACCCTGCAACCACCCGAAATTGCCTCTCAAGGATGTTGATGGCCTGCCAAGTCTGCTGCAGCTGATCTGAGGTCGGCTTCTCGATCCTTGTCCCCGGCTCGAATTGGTTGACTGCGAATCGTCCACGCTCATAGGTATCTCCAATCATTTCACCAATGATGTTCGTTTCACGGAAGGTGGAGTCCTCAACACCGATCAGCCCAAGGACGTTGAGCTTACCCATCATGGCCATCAGGCCGAAGGCGTGGTGGTACTGACCCTGTAGTTGGTCGAAGGAGAATCGTTTCGTCATCACGAACGCCGGTCCACTGGAGAGGGGGTTCGGGATGAGGTCTACGATGGCGTTGATTTCCGGGCACACGACATAGGTGCCCGAGTCGCAAATGTACTCGATGAGTGTGACGGGGCTGTGGGGATTGCCTTCCCAGTTCGAGGTCTCCCCGATGATGGGAACACCAGCCCTCTGGGTTGAGGCCCGTGCAGCAAACTTGTCAGTCGTGTGCGGATAAATCTTCCTGACCGCTGACTGTGAAACGTGACGGAAGACAGCAACCTCGGATGGCTGTTGGTCTACGCCCCACATGCCGGGGAACACATCGTATGGGTCACGGAGTTCCGCAACCGGGTACGTCGTGTCACCGAACATCCGATCCTTGATTACATGGAGGGTGAATCCGTAACCGGGGAGCCAGCGACCGATCTGTGGATACTGCATCTCCATGCGTGAAGTCTCATCCCAGCCACGAACGATGCGGGCACGCTTCTCAGCTTTCTTGCGGGCAATGTCCGTGTCACGGGTGGGGATCATGTCAGTCTTGAGGACGGGAGGTCGCCCGATCTTCTGAGCTATGCGCTCAAGACCCGAGTACATGATGTTGGCTGTGGGTAGGTCGGTCATCCCTGAGTCCGCACCCTTGCCAGAGCCGGGACCCTGATACGGAACACCCCGTCCGTGGTTGAGGACGGCCATCACGCCTTCGCCCCCGCCGTTCATTACGGCACGGATGCGCTGGCGGTCGCCCACGTTGTGAAGTCCTTTGAGGGTGTACGACCTGTCAAGCACCTCGTCAGCACTCATGATGCTGTGGGCGTTCTCGGAATACGACTGGATCATCGGTCTTCTCCTACACGGAGTGCGCCTTCGGCCACACCGTAGTCGATCTTGATGTTCGGGTTGTGACTCAATACACCCTGCATCTTCCATGAGTTGAACACAACACGCATCTTGTCACGCTCCTCGACAGAGCCAACGTACACCACATGGTCAGGCCGTTGGGCCAAATGTATCATCAGCTCCCTAGCGGCCATGGCAAGCTCGTTGGCCTTCTGCTCCTCGGTTGCCAGTTCATCATCGAACCAAGACCCACCATCCTTCTTGCGAAGGTCGGGTCGCTCACGTCGCTCGAATGTTTCTGGTAGCCACATTTTTTCCACGTCAGCCTCCGGGGTACTGGGTCTGTTGCCATGGAGCTACGGCGTAATTGCCGTAGCCCGGATATGAGCTTTCAGAAGCCAGCCGTACTGTTGCAGCTCCGTTCGACTTCTCCAAATGCACGATCCAAGGGTAGGGGAACCATTGGGCCATCTTGATGTCCGTTTTCTTCTTGCGGTTGATGACACCATCGGTCGTCCAGAGTTCGAGCTGACGGAGGAGCTTGTTCACCTTCTTGCGAGCCTCGACGGTTCCGAAGGGGAGGGAGATGCGCCCATCCTCGTAGCGGGGGGCCATACCCGAGATACCCAGTTCGGGGTCCTTCTTGTTCTTGCCGGTGTTGTGGTCCTTGATGACGATGTTGGGGTGAGGCTCGTTACAGATGTGGCAGGGGTTGAGTTGGACCTGCCTCTTCACGTTGTCGTAGAAGTCGATCTGCTGGGAGTTGGTCTCGTAGAACCAGTGCTCCAGTCCGTAGGTGTGGAACCATTCACGTATCTGACGGATGGCTCCGTTCTGGCCACCGGACTGTTCGGCCTCCAAATCCACCATGGACATCTTGCCGCCTGCGTAGTGCCAAAGGAACGAGACTTGAATCCCTCGGGCAGAAGGATCAAGCCCTGCAACGAGTCGGCCAAGGGGGAGTCCTTCAAGACCCAAGCCTCGTTCCCTGTCTAGGGCGTTCTCACGAATCAGCTCCATGTCGAATACCTGACCATCCTCGGGGATGGCGGTGTTGAGGTAGCGGAGCGGGTAGAGGTGGGCGAGGCCAAGGGTCTCCATCTCGAGCTTTTTCTCCATCAGCCAGCGGTAGGAGCGAACCTCGGGGAAGAGCATGCAGTCAACGTGAATCTCGAAGTCATCGGGGTCCAGCCCACACTCCTCGTCATGGGCAGTATCCACGATGATGTTCCACTGGAGGATCGTGTCTTCGAGCTGGAGGACAAGGTTCGGGATGTCGTCGGGATGCTGGCGGGACCCGATGTAGACCTCACAGGCAAGCTCCGTCTTGCGGGTACCAATCTCAGCGAGCTTGTTCCGTGAGTAGTTGCGCTGCCCCTCTTCACGGGTGGAGTCGTAGTCCTCCATGTCATCGACCACAAGGATGTCCATGTCACGGGAGAGGAACTTGGATGTACGCCCCAGAGCGAGGAGGGAGGAGGACTTGGCCCCCACATGGTTCTGTTGGGCGACCTTGATTTCCTTGGCACTCCATGGACGGCCACTCTTGAGGCCGGGGTCGTATAACTGGCCGGGGGGCAGGGTGTCGGTTATCAGCTTCTCGTTGTTCTCAAGGATGTCCTTCACGGCTCCGAGCATGAGCTTGGCCACATCCGTGGAGGCACAGAACCAACCAATCCTGATGTTGGGGTCCATGACGATGAACCACACACAGAAGCGAATCAGCATCTCGGACTTGCCATGGCGGGGCGGGGAGAGGATCAGCTGCTTACCCCCGGTGGCGTAGGCCACGATGATGCTGCGTATCCATTTGAGGTGGAAGCCTTTGATGAGAGGCCGGTTGCCCTCAAGGTTGAAGTAGTACTGGCTGAAGACTGCGTAGGCGTGAACCAGCTTGTCCACAATCTCATCGAACACGGGGTCATCGGTCTCCCTGTTCTTGCCCATGAGCTTTGCCGTGTCCATCAGCTCAAGGGGGAGCATGGCCTTCACACGCCACGACGGTCTCCAGTTGTCCGTCAGGTTGTCAAACTCGATGTCTGTCCTCAGAGCAAGGCGTGCCCTTGACACCTCGGCACTGGAGACCCCCAGTCTCTGTGCGCCCACACGCAGGGGGATCGTCTCTGCAAGGAGACCCATTTTGAGTTGATAGAACTCAGGGAGCTGGAGCTTCTTGTAGGTGGCACCCTTCCTGTCGAGACCCACGCCCATGTCACGTCCGGTCTCTTTCTCAATGGCATCCTTC